AGAGCTTGAAGCTCAACAGATTAAAGCGGATTTAGTTCATTTATTGTTAACAAGAAAAGGTACAAGATATTACTTACCTGATTTTGGAACAAGACTATATGAATTTTTATTTGAACCTTTTGACGGACTTACGTTTGATGCGATTCAATCTGACATCAGAGAAGCTGTTTCGAGATACATGCCAAATTTATTATTAAATAATATCTCAATCACACCTGCAGACCCAATGGAAGAGGTTGATATCGCGGAAGGACAAAACATCGTAGGAAGTAGCGAATCACCAGTATATAGATTTCCAGGTAAAGGGACATCAGAATATACTGCAAAAATTAAAATCGATTACTCAGTAGAATCAAATACGTTTGCTCAGAGTGATTTTGTAATTATCAATATTTAATATAGATGGCGAATCGTAAAATATCATATACAACCAGAGATTATCAGGGAATAAGAACTGAGTTACTTAACTATTGCAAAACATACTATCCTGAATTAATTCAAGATTTTAATGATGCTTCGGTATTCTCAGTATTCTTAGATTTAAACGCAGCCGTTGCCGATAACCTACATTATCATATTGATAGAAGTATTCAAGAAACGGTACTTCAATACGCACAACAAAGGTCTTCAATATATAACATTGCAAGAACCTACGGTTTAAAATTGCCAGGTCAAAGACCTTCAGTTGCTCTTGTTGACTTCTCAATCACAGTTCCTGCGTTCGGTGATAAAGAAGATGAAAGATACTTAGGAACTCTAACAAGAGGGTCTCAAGTAACAGGGGCGGGTATTGTATTTGAGAATATCTATGATATTGATTTTACATCACCATATAATGCTCAAGGGTTTCCGAACAGATTAAAGATTCCAAATTTCAACTCCAACAACGTATTAATTAACTATACTATCACCAAAAGAGAGTTAGTTGTTAATGGTATAACTAAAGTATTCAAAAAAGTAGTTAGTCCAAATGACGTTAGACCATTCTTTGAATTATTCTTACCTGAAAAAAATGTATTAGGTATTACAAGTGTATTACTTAAGAGTGGTACCGAGTATAGTAATATACCAACAAGTGCTGAGTTTATCGGAGCATCTAATAGATGGTACGAGGTAGACGCATTAGCCGAAGATAGAGTTTTTGTTGAAGACCCTACAAAAGTATCTGACCAACCTGGTATTAAAGTAGGAAGATACATTCAAACACAAAACAGATTTATTAGCGAATACACACCTGAAGGATTTAAGAAAATGACTTTCGGTGGTGGTACCAATACCGCTCAAGATGCTTTAGACCAATTTACAACAGTAGGGACAACATTAGATTTACAAAGATATACAAACAACTTCTCTTTAGGTTCGGCATTAGTTCCAAACTCAACACTATTCATACAATATAGAGTTGGTGGGGGATTGGCATCAAACTTAGGAACGAATGTTATTAATCAAATAGGCACTGTTTCATTCTACGTTAATGGTCCTTCAGAGTTAACAAACTCTTCAGTAGTTAACTCGTTAAGATGTACTAACGTAACCGCGGCAATTGGTGGAGCAGGACTTCCATCATTAGAAGAAATAAGAAACTATGTATCGTTTAACTTCTCCGCTCAAAAAAGAGCAGTGACAGTCCAAGATTATGAGGCTCTTATTAGAAACATGCCAGCGGAATTCGGAGCACCTGCCAAAGTTTCAATTACAGAAAATAACAACAAAATATTAATTCAATTACTATCATACGATACTTCAGGTAAATTAACCAATATTGTTTCTGATACTTTAAGACAGAATGTGGCAACTTATCTATCAAACTATCGAATGATAAATGACTACATTTCTATCTTAACCGCTGAAGTTATTGACCTTAGTGTTGATGTTCAGATTGTATTAGATGCTGCTCAGAATTCAGGACAAGTTATTGCTGATGTGGTTGACAAAATATCAGCGTATTTTAATCCTCAAGTAAGACAGTTAGGGCAAAACGTATACCTATCTGAACTTAGAAGTATTGTTCAAAATCAAAATGGTGTAATCACTGTTGCAGGAATGAATGTTTACAATAAAGTTGGGGGGCAATATTCTTCGGCTGAAACATCTATGGAGTATTCCGACCCTGAAACTAAAGAAATATTACCTGTGGATGATACGGTGTTTGCTCAACCTTCACAAGTTTACCAAATCCGTTATCCAAACAAAGATATTAGAGTTTCGGTTAAAAATTTCCAATCAGTTACCTTCTCTTAATAGGTTTATTATCGTTACGTTTAGTTTATTATTAAAAAGAGTGTGTTAGTACTTTAAAAATAACACATAAACTATTTATAAATTAAAGGTAATACATGGGTCAATCATATAGGATAAAAACCGAACTCGGGTCTAATAAGACAATCAACGTCCAATTAGACCAAGAGTTTGAATTCTTAGAAATCTTATCGTTAAAAATACAACAAGCGGATATCTACACAAGAAGTTGTGCGGACTATGGTGTTATTGTTGGTAGAGTTACCGCCAATAATGGGTTGGGTATACCTAATGCGAGAGTTGCGGTATTCGTCCCAATAACCAATGTTGACGAATCTAATCCTTTAATATCAAGTATCTATCCTTATGAATCTCCTTCAGATAAAAATGAAGACGGATATCGATACAATCTTTTACCTTACGAAAAATCATATTCAAAGCACTCAGCGACAGGTACACTACCAACAAGAGCGGATTCTCTTACGGGGATAACTGCAGTTGAAATATATGACACGTATTACAAGTATACTGCCAAAACAAACGAAAGTGGGGATTACATGATAATGGGGGTTCCGTTAGGGGACCAAGCGATTGTTATGGATGTTGACTTATCCGATATTGGAGAGTTCTCACTAACACCTCAGGATTTAATTAGAATGGGGTTGGCAACCGAAGCACAAGTTGCGGGTTCTAAATTTAGAACTTCAACAGATTTAAATTCATTACCACAAATAGTTAATTTAGTTAAGAACGTTGAAGTTTCTCCATTATGGGGTGATGCGTCACTTTGTCAAATTGCAATAAATCGATTAGATTTTGATTTAAGAGATGATGCCAATGTTGATATACAACCGACATCGGTGTTTATGGGATGTATGTTTTCTTCACCTGACACTCTAAGAGTAAGGAATAATGGAAGACCAAAAGATAACATGGGTAACCTATGCGGTTTAACAACATCACCAGGTCAAATATTAGCGTTAAGACAAACAATACAACAAGATATAGATGGTAACCCTGTTTTAGAACAATATGAGTTAGAACAATCAGGAAATGTTATTGATGGTTCAGGAACATGGTTAATAGAATTACCAATGAACTTAGATTATTTTATAACTAATGAATTTGGTGAAAAAGTATTGTCAAATGACCCAACTGTTGGAGTTCCAACAAAGGCCAAGTACCGTTTTAAGGTCAAATGGACTCAACCAAATGATTTAACTTTACAAACAAGAAGAGCTTATTATTTAGTTCCAAACGTTAAAGAATACGGATGGACAACATCATCATCAGACCCGTCAACTAGAAGTATTCCAACAACAAATAATTCTAAACAACAACAGAGTTCTTATTATTTTGGATTGGCTTGGAGTGGTTATACTGATGGATTTATTGGACAGAAAAAAATAGAGAGACTTAATGAGATTATCGATTGCGAAGATACATTCTACGAATTTCAATTCAATAAAGTTTATACGGTGTCTTCTTTGATTGACCAATACAAAAGTGGTAGAAATATTATTGGGTCCGCGCCAGGTAGGTTTATTGGTATTAAAGAAATTGATGACCAAGATTGTGAAGATAGTGTTAACAAATTTCCTGTTAATGACGGGTTTAGAAACTTTGATTTTTTATTTTTCCTCTTCTCAATTTTAATGACGGTAATACAACCAGTAGCGTTAATCTTATTAACTATTGGGCATATTTTATTATTTTTATATAATTTAGTTTTAGACTTTTTATGTTGGCTTTCCTATGTTGGTATTAGAGTGAAAAGAGTTTTTTCTTGGTACCCATTTAAAAAATGGAGAAAGTATTGTACTAAAAAAGATTATACAATAAGGTTACCAATGATTACTTATCCTGATTGTCAGGCTTGTGATTGTAAACAAACCCTTAAAGATAGTTCAAATAACCAAGCAACTTCAGGTGTAGATGGTGCAGGTGTTTTATCTTATCTTTCATCTTCAGACCTTTATTACGATGGATTAGCATCTAGTTATTTCTCAGGAGATACAGAAAATGGTGAGGATTGGTCCATCATGTTTAGTGAAGCGATAGCAGGACTTGGGTTAACTTCTAATATTGGAGACCCATCAAGATATAAGTTACCTCTTTCACAACAATTAAACATTGGAGGAGGTAGATTTGTTGCATCATATGATTTACCTATTGGTGAAAGAATTAATATTTTTAATTTAAGAGAAAGTTATTTTTCAAATATTAATAAAATTAAAGTAACATTCGCAAAAGATTCCAATTTTGGAAAACATCATTATGATAATACCATAACGGTGTTATCGCAGGAGCAATTTGCTGCGGGAGATTTATTAACTTTTATTAATATAACTGGAACTACAGATACAAATTATCTTTACAGTGCATCAACTGCCGACGGTATTATTACGGGTATTAGTGGTGAAACTTATAATGGTAGTGGAGCAACAACAATAGACGTATCTTATGCAACAACACAAGTATCAAATATTGTAACACCTGTTAGATATAACTTACCTTATGGTTCATCTGAAACTAATTATAGATTCCCTGCGGATGTTGAGTATTACCAAGTTATTACTGCGATAACAGTATCGGACGCCGCCAAAATATGGAATACAGGTACGACACAATCTTTTGGTAATATTCTTAACAGTGTTGGTACATACATACCAGCTAAACCAAGTTTTGGAGGATGGTCGGTTGACAATGCCGTAATCAATTTTAATGCTTTTGAATATTTTGAAGGAGCAAGTTCTCAGTTTATATTAGTTTTACAGAGAGGAGTTGACCCATACTCTCCAAAATATGTTAATGAATATTCGTTAGGTAATTTATTTGGTACAAGTGAATTTGATTCGAATTGGACTGTAACCGCAGCAACAAGAGTTAACATACCAATACAAAAATTAAATAATAGTAGTATATCGGTACAATCTTACAATCAAAATGATATGTATAATCAATCGTATTTCTTTAAACCTGGAACCACAACATTGTCAATTGCGGGACAATCGTTTTCAGGATTTAATACAACAAATACGGCATATTACGGTTCGTTAGATGCAAGTATAAACCCATTACCTGTAGGGGCAACATTAGATGGTGTAGCTCCAAACAACCCTGGTACTTTAGGTTCTGCGAAAAGGATTACTCGAAGTGGGGTTTCTGCGTCTTCAGATGTTTTGGGATGTAATGCCCCATATCTGAATACCGATAGTTTATTTGTACCAAATGTAGCAGCAAATGCCACGCCAAGACTTGGGTTGACAATGTATAATAATTATGACTCATTTTTTGGGTATACAAGTAGGTTTGATGGAAACAATCGTTGGTGGAAAATGAATTGGGGCGGTATTTTCTATTCTGTTAAAGTTAATACTTCAGGTGTTATAGGAGGGTTCATATCGTGCGTTGATTTATCTACTTTACCTAAAGTAGTATCGATATCTTCAAATGGATTTTATAGTCCATTTTCTTCAAGTATTAAATATGATAACAGTGAAGACCTATCTGGTAGTGCGGTTATGAAAGTTAATAATAGTGGTCTTGTTTTTGCAAGTAATTATGTTAACGACTTAGGATATTATTATACAACAAAAACTTTTTTTAGTTACAACCCATCAATGTTAATTGATAACGCTCAATTGAACGTACTAAGGACTGATAGACTACCATCGTCAGACGGATTAGATGGTGGTTCTTGGACATTAAATCCATCATTATTACAACAAAACGTTAATTTTAATGTCTACCTAATAAATACAGACTCGGAAGATATTACATCTGATGCGTTTCAAACAGGTGCTCAAACTGTAACTGCAGATTTAGAGGGGTTACCAAACTCTATTAAAGTTTTGGAAAGTTTCGATTGTGAGGCAATGGTTGGGTTAGAATGTTACGAAGGATTTGGAGATACTTTTGGTATTAACCAATCATGTACTACTAAAGATGCTGTTGAAAGTGGGTGTTATATGTTTTTAAGAAGACCAATAACTGACTTAGTTAAAGATTTACGTAATTTTGGAGAATGGGGATTTAGGTTTAGATTTTTTTACGGATTATGTCGAGGAGTATTATCCCAATCATTTATGAATAATTGGATTAATGGTTCACTATACGCATTCCCAATACAAGTTAACACATATTATAATAATAAAAATAAACCAGAGTACCCTAGTTTCCCTCGAGAAATAGTGTACTTCAATATGGATAGTAATAACTTCTATTATAGAAGTAGTCCTTGGAATGACACGTCAAATAAATTTGTTGGCAAAAGAGCAACGGACACGGGAAGTGTAAATGCCTCGAATCTTTTATACCCAACAACAATTATTAATTTAGGGATGAAAGATTATTTTTATTCTGAAATAACCTTTGACCCATCAACAAAAGGATATGTTCTACCAAATATTAATCCAACTAGTTATGGGGACACTTCAGATTTAATTAATTTATTTGTTATTTCAAGAATTACTGATGATAGTTTTTTAAAACAATTAATCCCTGCAGGTGATAATGGTATAGACCAATTATTTAGCCGACAACAAAAAAGAATCGATGGTGACTTGGCTCAATTATTATCGATAAATTCTGAAATAGGGAATGTTAATTTTTCACCTGAATTTTATGAAATTTTTCCTGGGGCAATTAACCCGACAACAATATTAGGAACTCCTAGTGACCCGATTATGGCTGTGTGGTTTTCATCTACAACAGAAGACCTTCAAACCAAAGATTATTTAACACCAGGAAGAATTAATTTTAGAGGAACCGACAACGTCGGGTATTACCCATATCCATATGGTATTAAATCGCAATTAGTTCCGTTCTATCAATGGAGACTAGCGTCGGGTTCATCAACAATATTTGGAAATCAAAATAACACATGGGCAACAAATAGTCAGGATATTATTCAAAGTAAGTATCAATCTTTAGATAGGTCAACAACAGATACTAAATATTATTTAAATGGAACGTCCGTAGCGAATGATTTAACCGCGAGAGGGTACATATATAGTGTAGATGGGAATGTTGTAAGTTACCCAACTGTGGGTGGTCGATATACCTCAACACCACAAACTTCAAATAGATTTTTAGTGGGAGCACCATATCAATTCTATTTTGGGGTTGTTAAAGGTGAATCGGCATTAGATAGGTTTAAAACAAAATACTCATTAGATGAATAAGTATACAATAGTTCCAAGCGGTTTAAGGTATAAAGGGGCACCATCTGTCAATCAAAAAATTTCGATAAATCTTGATGAACAAAGTCAGGAAATTACTGAATACGACAGAAGTGCAACGGTTAACCTTGCTCAAGTATATGACGACGAAAGACAGGCTTGTACTATTTTTAGACCTACTTTTAAAGTTACTTATTTGTACGACAACGCTTATACTGGTACCACAGGTTATATACCATTTAGAGATAATCTTTATTACACATCACCCGAGGCTTCTAAACAAAGTGGTATTTGGAAAGGATTTCCACAATACTACGAGTTTGATTTTTATAGACCTGATGTCGGAGACCAACATTTTCAGTACAAAGCCAAAAGTGCATATACGTACAATTGGACATACTATTTAACCTATCCATCAGATAATAATTATGATAAGGAATTAACATATTATTCAAGTAACTCTAACGACATTACTTGGAAGGCGAGTGATGGTATTGCGTTTACAATAACAAATACATCACAAAATGGTAATGGGTTAATTTCATTTACTTGTGTTGCTCCTCACGGATTAACTCCAAACGAATATGTTGAGTTATCATTAACTTATAGAAATTCAAACATCTTCCAAGTGTATTCGTTAGGAACTGGATTATTTGGTACGGATGTATACACATTTAATGTGTTGAATATTGGATATACGGGTACGACATTTAATAATGGCACCACAGGTACTTTTAAAAGAGTACTTAATCCTGATAATTTAACGGAAACAAGGTCAGAATATTATGTTAAACAATATAAAGTTTTAACTAATCTAACTGACTTAGCGGTTACTAAAGTTGGTTTTGAAAAGAATGTTTTTGGGGAACAAATGAAGTTAGAGTATAGTTCTATTACTCCAAATAACGTTACAAGAGTTTCTCAGAAATCTAGTAGTAATGCTTACAACTTCACATCAAATTATGACATTGATTTGGCGGGATATAGAGACAACCAAATGAGACCATTATCTGAGATTAATCTGACAATCGTAAATAAAGGGTTTTCAGGGTATTTTAATATGCCTTTTGATGGTATTGGATTAAAACAAGGGTGGGGATTTAATTTATCTAAAGTTGTAAATCCGTGGTGGAGTAATAATAACCAAAAATCAAACACATCAATTCCTGTTTCAGGGTATACTTTAACTAATGGTCAAACCAAAAGTTTCTTCTATAATTTGGATTTGAAAAAGGATGACATTATGGATGGGGACTTCTGTGAGTGGAACAACTACGAACAAATAGAAAGAACCGTGTCACCATATTATCACAAAATGAAGTTCAACCAAACTGTATTTGCAACAACTACGGTCCCAACTAACAATGCGCCAGGATATTATTATAAACCACATAACCCAATGACTCTAAGAGTATTCTCCGATTATGTTGAAACAGGAGGAGTAGGGTTCTTAGACCAAGTTCCAAATTGGGCATTTTATTCTTCATCAGACGAACAGTTTAGATGGAGAGATTTGTTTAGTTATGGGTTTAAAGATAACACAGGGTTAGGGGTAGATTATCCATTTTTTAATACAGCACATTATCCATTTCAAAATGTTGTGTTTAGATTAATACCTGAAGGAATAAACTATAACGAGGTTCAGAGTGACTTCTCATTTAAACCGTTAATTGATGAGTGTGAATAAATTTGTAATTAGACAAGACGGAGATACTGACAAGCAAATCAATATTCCTGTAGAACTTAAGTGGGACTACTTGGGATTAGATATGGCAATTCAAGAGTACGAAAAAGAAGTAATAACGGAAGTTATTGGGGTTGGACGCGATTTTGAAATATCAAGGTTTGCACACGCACCTGCCACAGGAACAACAAACAATACAGAGATTAATTACGAGTTTTATTTCTATTCAGGAGGTTCAATGAGTGATATTAACAATTGGAGAGTTAATTACCTAAGTGAAGGGTTTACACCTCAAGAGGTTTATTACTATGAAAACAATTTCACTAACTCATTTTTTAAATTAGATTTTTACGATACTCCTGATGACAAAAAACAAACAAATTACCTAACAGTAATTTTACCAACACAACAGGGGTTGAAGATGGATGCTCAAATGCAAAGAACATTAGTGTCGATTAAAAAACCTGAATTTATATTAGACTATGTTGGAGATAAAGAAGGTTTCTTTCTTTATTGGTTAAAGAAAAGAACATTTTTAGACATTGACACATTCTATATGAGTGCCAAATTCTATAACGCCAAGACAGGTCAGTTTACAACTATGATGACTGGAAGAGGGACCACACCATTTGACCTGACTGAAGGACCACAAGCTCTAATGGAAAATAAGTACTCGTTTGATGGTACTCAATTATTATACTACAAAGTTAAATTAGATTATCCAACACAAACATATCAAGTGTTTAACACTTACGGTCAAAGATTAGGGACAAATTTACCCATAAAATGGTATGAATATGTAAATCAATAAGAATGTCAGATTATTATAAAATAACGGTATCGCCTGAAAACGTTGCAAGAGATTTATCCGTCGTTAATTACGATGGAACTTCTGTTGGGGTGTATTCTGCTATGACCAAAGTTGTTAGTTCGGGTCCAAACGGGGCTTCATTATTAACAAACTTAAGTGTCCCATTATTGTTCAGACAAACCGCTGTCGATGCGGGATACTATAGTCCATTTGACGGAGCGGTATTACAGAAAAATGTAGTTGCAAATTTTATATTTTCATCCACAACGGCAAACCCATACGTATACAATATCTACAATACTTCAGACGAGTTCCAAAAGTTTTTAAACCTATCATCTTATAGAGTTGATTGGGGTGATAACACTCCAAAACAAATAATAACGGGGTACACACCGAACACTCTTAATCATACATACGCATCTGCGACTCGTGAATACACAATAACCTTGGAACAAACAAATCCATGGGGAGTGACAAAAGTTTCTAAAAAAATAAGTACTCCGTTCACTAACCCAACAATTTATAACCCAAAAGGAGAGGCGTTTTTTGCTCCTTCGTCAGGTAACTGGATAGGAACACCAGTATCGTATGATTATATATTTTCAGGAGATGCTGTTAACGTGGTATCGGCTCAAACATCGATTAACTACGTTACAATCCCATTTACAGTTTCAGGATTGACCAAGTCAAGGGTGAACGAATTGGCTCAGTACGGGTCACCTAAGTTCCAAGTAGGGGTACCCGTAATTGCTAATGGACAAATATGGGGAGCAATTTCCAACATGAATCCAACATTTACTGCTTACACTATAACAGGTGTTGATTATTATGACTATACAGATGGTACAACAATATTCTTCCAAGAATCTTCAGGATTGACTCAAAACAATTTACAGGCAAGTCCAATAACAAAAGACGAAGTTTTATTGAAAGTTGTTGACCAAGCTCAAATACAAACTGACGTTTTTATTGAGAGAGGTAAGAATAGTGCGTATGAAAGGGTGATGAGAATAGGTGAGGTTGATAACTTAGGAGACATGATAAATTATGGTTACGGATTTTTTAATGTTATTAATAAAGAAAGAACGTAAATGAAAAAAAGAACTAAACTATTTATAAATTAAATAAGACAAAATGGCAATAGGCTCATACGGTACAATAAGACCATCAGATGTCTCACCACAAGATGTTGAGATTATCATGAACTACACTCCAACAAGGGATGTGACAGACCAGTTCGTGCTTACGCAATTGGATGCACAGACTTTACTTAGACCTTATTTCAATAATACTGAGACAGGTGGAAATGCAGGAGTTGAAGTATTAGGAGGATTATATAATCTAACATTACCTGCAAATCAATTTAATGCTTTAGGTATCTACACATTATACATAAGACCAGCCCAAATAAGAACTGTAATCACTGATTGTGGTGTTTTAAGTGCGTTACCAAACGTAAAAGGTATTATAATTGATATTACTAACGTACCAACAGAATACCAAAACAAGTTTGTACCTCAAGGGCTTGTTGGATTCAGAATTGAATACTTAAATCCTGACGGTTCCAAAATACCTAACTTTTTTAGAGTTGTAACTTCAAGTTTCTATTGTGAACCTGTTGTAACTAATGAAGTTAATACGACTCAAAAATCAATTAGATATAGATATGTTGATGGAGATTCAAATCTTATTTTCTTAACACTATCACCATCATCTTCACCAACAAACAAACCAAACGCAACTCCATTTATTGGGCAGCCGAATCAAGACATTATTATTACTAATACGTTCTTCAATCCAATAACGTTAGAAGTAGAAATGGTTGAATACGATATATCATCTCTTGCAATTGCTCTTTACGGTAATCAAACTAAATCTATTGATGATGGTATCTACACAATCTACGATAGTCAAAACAATATCTACAGACAATACAACTTGTATGAGATTAGAGACCAATTTAATGCATTGTTATATGAGGTTAGACAGAATAGAAATGATAATATTGATTTCAGTAAAAACTTTACAAATATAACAACCTAATGGCGATAACGCAAAAGACGACAAAATACTTTTACCCTCCAAGACCTGGTAGTGGTGCTGCAACCTTCTCTGACAATATTGTAGGATTACAAACAGTTGAGGGTGGTGGACTTACGCAAGGTAACTTTGAGTTCACAACTTCAGTGGTTGAAAAGGTTAATAGAACTTTTAGTGTTGGAGCGTTTTCTGAACCTATTAATTTAGGTGATTTAAATATTAATGATTTAGCTGAGAGTAGAAGAATTATGGCAACACAGTTTAGGGTTTATCCTAACTACGATGTGTCACAAGTCTTAAACTTCTCAATGTATGGTTCGTTGAGTAAAAGATTTCAAGTATCTATTACAAAAATTATTAATTATTTTCCAGCAGCGTTAGATGTTATTTTCACTAACTTGGATTTTACTACAGGCGCCACTGCAACTAATATTCTTTACGACCCTGTCGAAGATGAAACTTACTTTCAAGTGAATGTTGATAGGATTAACAATCCTTTTGATATTGATTATTCGGTAAGTGCTGCAACCAACTTATCGGTTAGAGAAATACTTGTTTCACCTTATAGAAACCTGTATAACACTTACTTAGATTATGCGGTTAGTATTAATGATAACATATACAATATTGTTTCATTCTTACCATCGGAAAATTTAACAACAGGATTCATTCAATTCTATGTTTCGGGAGCACCTTTCGGTACTACTGCAACAACAACCAACGAAAATTTTCAAATAAGACCAAACGACTTAATTACGGATAAAATATTTTCCGAAGATTTTGATGAGGTTGAAAAGTTTTTATTGAATAGATTGGTAAGACCTGAATATACAGCAGCATTCCAAGTACCCGCTCAAACTGAAAATGGGGAATTTTATGTTAAGTATCAACAAGTAACATGGCCAAAAGACGGTGGATGGAATTTAGATATTAGGTCTTTCTTATTCGACGATTATTTAACGACATTGGAGACAATTGCCGTTGATTTAGATTCTTTTAAAAGTAATTTAATATCAAGATTTTTAGTTACAGATTCTTTAAAAGAGTTTGACACCTTAGGACAAAAAGTTGAAAAAATATTTCAAATTTATGGTAGAAGTTTTGACCAAGTAAAACAGTTTATTGATGCGTTGTCATATATGAATTCGGTTAACTATAATCCGTCAAACGACATTCCATCACAATTACTTGTAAACTTGTCTCAAACTTTAGGATGGACTTCAAATTTTTCTCCAATTACAAATGAAGATTTTTTAAGTTCTGTGTTTGGAAATACAACAACTCCAACATACCCTGGTTATGCAAGAGCTCTAACTCCTACGGAATTAAATTATGCTTTTTATAGAAACTTAATTCTTAATGCTGCTTATCTATTCAAATCTAAAGGTACGAGAAGGTCGATTGAGTTTTTAATGAGATTAATAGGTGCTCCTGAATCGTTAATTGAATTCAACGAACACATATATCTTGCAGACCAAAGAATTAATTTAGACCAATTCTATACTCAATGGGCTAGTATTTCGGGAGGAACCTATGTTGAGGACACTCCAACATTTTTACCTGGTGAGACATATAAAATTAAAGGTAAGATATATTCAGGGTTTACTTCAACTTCAACATACGAAGATGTTAATGTTAGATTAGAAGATTATCCTATTGATGCTTTAGGGTTCCCTGCCGCACCTTTAAATACAGAAGACTATTTCTTCCAATTAGGTGCGGGATGGTATGAAGTCACACCACAACACAGAAGCCCTGACCAAGTTAGAATAACAGGTAGTGTTTATACAGGTCAAAACTATGATATTCAAACAACCTTAACTCCATTCTCATATGGTCAACCCTACTTGGATAGGTTTAGAGATTTTCCTTATATGACTGAAGGATTTAAACTAACTCAAGTAGTGGATAATAATAAATCATGGTTAGAAGAGGACAATAGAATTAGGGTTTCTACTAACGCTGACTATAACGCCTACTATTATGTGGATAATGAAAAATTAGTATTAAACGTTAAAAACGTTGACCTTTTCTTAAATCCATCACAAGGACTTGTTTATGACGTTTGGGAACAGTCAAGAAGATATGACTATCCGATACCTGAATCAGGTTTGACGGTCGGATATCCTGTCCCAGGTGGGGTTGATTGGACTTTTGTTAAGCCCGAACCAAAAAAGAAAACATTCTTTGAATTTTCTCAAACATTTTGGGAGAATATGATTAATGTTAGAAACAGACAATACATTAGTGACGGTAAAACTGGTGGGTACCCAACACTTCAGTCAATATGGTGGAAGTACATTGAACAAGAACAAACAATCAATATTCCAAATAACAAGTATACGTATCAAAAATTAATTGATTACGTAGATGGTATTGGGCCTTATTGGATGAAGTTAGTGGAACAGATGGTTCCCGCAACAACAATATGGAATACAGGGGTTAGAATGGAAAACTCTGTATTACACAAACAAAAGTTTGTTTATAGAAGACAAAGAGGATGCCAGTTCATATCAGTACCTGTTGACCCTTGTTATATTATTTCAAACATATTTGATTACACCTGTACCACGGAATTTACAGACTTTAATATATACCCATGGTTGAATGGGGATATTCAGGTTAGTAACTTCAATAGTATCTTATCAAACAGAGTTAATTCAATGTTGGCATCTAGTGGACTTACCCTAAACGATTGTATTCAAAATTCGGTTGAAAGTAATTGGTATGTTGATTTACGAATAGCTGGTGATATTATTATACAAGAACTATTCTACACAGGGTATGGTTTAACAGACGTACCTTCAAACAGAGCTTGGAGAAACGCCTTAATTCAATACCTACCACAATTATATGACTTTGGTTATACGTATTACTTGAATGGTAATGTTTTAACAATAACTAGTCTAACGTGTACGGATAGAAATCTTGATGAAATTCTATCATTAAATTCAGGAATAAACATCAGCATAAATTGTAAGGCTAACTAATGGCATCATTTGATTATAACTTATCGATAACAGGAGACTGTAGTAATACCAATAATGGTATTATAAACTTATCCTTAATAGGAGGTACTCCACCATATACTGTACAATGGCAATCACCATTGACTCAAGTTGATTTAATTACAACAGGAGCATCAGTAGTGACAGGATTATCGGCATCAACATACACCGCCAGAGTTAACGACAGTACATTACCTGTCAACCAAGAATTTTATATTAATGTACCTGTTTCAAGTGGGGTTTGTGCGTCAATCCTTTCGGTACAGGATACAACTTGTAATTTGGATAATGGTTCGGTTGTCGGTACATCAACATCACAATATTCTTCAACAAACTTTTATTTGTTGGGAATGGATAATAGCCTAATCCAATCTGGTGTTACTAATACACCTGAATTTACTTTTGGAGGATTAAGTGCGGGTACTTATTTTCTTCTTGCTGAAGATTTAGGAGGATGTTCAGGTATAACACAAAGTTTTATTATTGACACCT